ATAAATGTTATGGCTAAAAAGAAAAAACTTATAGAATTAATCATTGATGAAACAGCAGATATGTTTGGCGTTGATGCAATTTCAATTGTTAAATTTCCTGCAATAGAGGAAAACTTTGTCTATTTCAATAATGATTTTTTATCACTTGCAAAAGTAGATGAAGAAAAGAAACAATTAATTGGCGCAATTTTAATTCCTGACAAAAAGATTCCAAGATTAGACAAGGAAACAAATGAGGAATACGAAGTCTTTTTTACTAAGGAAACTATTAAACAAGCACAGAAGCTATTTATGAATAGTTTAAACAACAATAATCATACCTTTGAACACAAACAACCAATACAAGGATTAACTGTTGTAGAATCGTGGATTAAAGAGGACAAGAAATTTGACAAAAGTTTGATGTATGGTTTTAAGAATTTACCAATCGGAACTTGGTTCGTGCAAGTAAGTGCAGAAAATAATCCTGATATTTGGGAATCAATTAAAAACAAAGAGGTGAGGGGCTTTAGTATTGAAGGCTACTTTACGGACAAATTAATTGAAGCATCAAAAGAAGTAGATATTTTAGATGAAATTTGCATTGATTGTCCTGATGAGATTACAATGGGAAAAATTAAAGAAATCATTTTACAAAACGAATTAAATCCTGTTGGTGTTTTAGATGGTGAGCCATTATTTAGAAATAAAGAAGAAGCAGAATTATATGCAGAAATGTTTAAGGGTTGCTCAGGCTCACATTCGCATTCTGTTGATGGTGTCAAATTATTTATGCCCTGTGCAGACCACTCTAGTGCTGTAGCTAGGGAAGAATATGGAAAAGATGGAAAAAGAAAATACAAGAAAAAATACAAAATGCTAGAATATGTTGCTTTTGCTAAAAGAAAAGCTATGCTTAAATATTCGTGGGATGAATGCATTAGGGATCAAATGAAAGAATACGGAGATAAAGAAACGGCTGCTAAAGTCTGTGCGGCTATCAAAAACAAGACAGTAAAACGATAAAGAAATAAACACTTTTAAACCTTTTATACTTATTTATGTTATGGGAACTCTAGAAAAAATTTTAAATATCTTGAAAATGAAAAATGAACCAAAATCTTATAGCGTAAAGTTCTACGCTGAAATGAAATTAGATGACGGTCGAATGATTGCTACAGAAGATGAGCAATTTATGATCGGCTCTAAAGTATTTGCTGTCGGTGACGACGGTGATGCAGAAGCATTATCTGCGGGAAACTATAAAATGGAAAACGGCAATGAAATGACAATCGGTGAAAATTCTGAAATCCTAGATTTAGGTGAAGAAAAAGAAGCTGAAGATGTTGAAGCATCTGAAGAATCTACAGAAGAAGAATTAGCTGAAGAAGCTGATGTTGCTGATTGGGAAGGAATGGAAAAAAGAATTAAAAATTTAGAGGACGCTGTTGCTGACTTAAAAGCAGATAAAGTAGAAGCATCTGCTGAATTATCTGAAGAAGTTTCCGAAGATTCTGAAGAAGACAAAACTGAAATGTCTGCTGAAGTTATTAGCGAACTAATGACACAAGTTGAAGAATTAAAAAGCAAAATAGTTGAATTAAGTGATGAACCTGCTACGGAAGGTATTGCATACAATCCTGAAGGCGAAAACTTTAGTGCAACTGTTGATTTAACCAAACTGTCTACACAAGAAAGGGCAGCATATTACATTAATAACAAATAATTTTAAAAAAATGGCGAAAGAAAATTTAAATAAAAAAAGAAACTTTGATATCGAAGTTATAGCTGATACCTATGCAGGGAAATTGGCTTTGCCTTATGTAGCTGCGGCAGTTAAAAGTCCTGACACGGTTGCAAAGGGATTTGTGAGACAAATAGATGGTTTAAACTCTAAAGCGGTTATCGGAAACGTAGGTTCACCAACACCTGTTGTTGCTAGTGCTTGTGGTTTTAGTGATGGTTCTAATACTACTTTTGATGAGCAAGTATTAACGCTAACTCAATATAAAGTAAATGAGGAAGTATGCCGAGGAACTATATTCCCTACGTGGATTGGCGAAACAATGGCTAGAAATGGTGATTTACCAACTAGCTTTTCTGATTTCTTAATGGCTACTGTTGCAGCAAATGCAGGTCAGCAAATAGAAAATGGAATATGGAGAGGTATTTTAGATGGTACTAACAACTCTGTTGGTTTCTTATCTAATGATGGTGTATTTAATGCAGATGGTTGGGCGGCAAGTGCAACGGCTAATTTCCACGCACAAACTATTACGGCAATCACTAATGCAAATGCAGTTGCTCAATTTTCATTAGTATATGATAAAGCAGTTGCAAGTGTACCAGGCATTTTATCTAAACCAGACATAGCATTTTATGTTTCAATGAAAACATATGGATTATATATGCAAGAACTTGCATTAGCAGGAAATGGTCAAGGTATTAACTCATTAGGATCAAATCAAGCATTACAAGGAATGACATTCCTAGGCATACCAATTCACGTTTGCCCAGGTACATTTGATGATTCAATTGTATTAACATACAAGTCTAATATGGTATACGGTACTAACCTTGCTACTGATTGGACTGAAGCTCAAATTATTCCTACATACGAATATATGGGTAATGATGCAGTTAGAATACTAATGAATTTTGCTGTTGGCGTACAAACAGGTGTTAAGGCTGACGGTGTAGTTGGTCACACACACTAATATTTAATAGGGGGTTGAAATATACCCCCTTTTATTAACTTTTAAAAAATAAAATACTATGGCTTGTAACTTAACAGCGGCAATCGGTGTAGATTGCAAAGATCAAATTGGGGGGCTGAAATATGTTTACGTCACAAATGAATATTATCAAAATATCGAGTCAGTAGACACGGTGACTGCTAGTACCTTTATTATGACTAATGCAGGATTTTCAACCTGGCAAAAATCTGACGGAACAGCACCAGGCACGGTTACGGTTTACAGATATGCATTGAGACCTAATTTAAGCTCTATGACTATCAATGTAAATGCAGACAGTGCTAATGGTACTACTTTTTACACACAAACATTATCTTTGACATTACAAAAAATAACGTCTGCAACAGCTTATCAATTAAGATTGTTAGCTTATGCAAGACCTCAAATTTTTGTTCAGGATAATAATAATCAAGTGTTTTTATTAGGATATAATAATGGCTGTGATGTAACGGGTGGAACAGTTGTTTCAGGTGTTGCAAAAGGTGATATGTCAGGATTTACAATCGAATTAAGTGCAGAAGAACTTGCACCATTTATTGTATTACCTGCAGGAACACCAGGGCAAGACAAATATCCGTTTGATGGATTAGATGATGAAGCTAATTTATCAATAACAGAGGCATAATTGCTACTCTCTATATATAAGAAAAGGGGTTTAATCACCCCTTTTTTTTGTGGAATAAAAACAATAACGTAACTTTTATACTTATAATAAAGTACTATGACTTATATAATAAAAAAGAAATGGGATGGTATTTCAGTCACAAACATTAAAAAACCATTAAACGAATTAACCCAAACAGAAATTAGCAAACTGAATCAAACATTGAGAGATAGATATTTCGAAAAAGAAAAACCAAAGAAGAAAAAGAAATATGACTTGGACAGTTAAAAACAAATGGAAAGGGTGGACGGTTTATTGTATTGGAAAAGAGTTGGATACGTTATCACAAGAAGAAATTTTAGCATTAGATAAAGAAACAAGAGAAGAAATTTACACAGAACAATGATTCAAATTGTCACATATAGTTACATTGATGCATATAATCAAAATACGAGGGTTAATATGTATGACGAAATGACTAGCATTGATTATAAACCATTAGTAGTATTTAAAAGTCAATTCACAAAAAAAGAGCAGATTGTTTTACCTTATGGTATTTATACAACTGTAAAAGAAAGATATATTGGTGTCACGTTTCAAATAATGAGACCTACTACTACCTCTTATGACCTTTCTGCTGGTCAGATTCTTTTTGGGACTACCGATTATCCGTTAGGTTTTTATGATGTTGATTTTTATGAAAATA